CGTTGAGTAGCGCTTGAAATAGGGCATCGTTCTTAGCGAGGGCAAGTGTTTGCTTCCCAGTCGTCTTACTGACTTTGGTTGGCGGAACCACATCGAGTTTCGCAAGTAGTGCAGCAAACTGCGGGTTCGATGCCAGTGCAGTTTCATCCACGCCGAGCTTTTGTAATAGGGCTTCACGTTTTTCTCTTTCATCTAGTATGGCGTCCGTCAGCATGTTGGGGTCAAGCTCAAGGCACGCACGGGTGTACATCTTCAGAGTCATGTCGATGAGGCGTAGCTCCTTCGAAGGATAGCCAACAGCCAAGCGGGTAAAGATCTGTTCACATAACCAGACATCGTGCGCACAGTAGTCGGCCAACTCCTTCTCCATTGCTGGTGTGAGTTCCGCGTAGCCATCGGTCTTGTATATGGCTTCGCCCTTGGGGGGCAGGCCGAAAGCTTGCGCCAATATCATCAGCGAGTTACCAACCTCCACGCCCCTAAGAGCACGAGCCATGGAGAGAGAATCAAAGATAAAGCTTGGATGCCAGTCATATACCCACTCCAATATAGATATATCGAACTGAGCGTTATGAGCCAGAACAGCAGTAGTAGACTGAGGATAACAAGCCAGGATTCTAGGAAGCTCGTCTCCTCTGTACCACTGGGTTGGTTTGTCTGATCCGTACTCATGGATGCAGGCTCCAAATGCTTTGAATCTTGGGTCACGTATGTACTCCTCTGTTGTCATCTTGGTGAGTGTGTAACCTTCCTTGGTGTCCCAGTAGGTTTCGAAGTCGATCGTGATGATCTGTTTGTATGGCGCACTCAATTAAATTTCTCCTTGGGTGGTGCGTCGAGGACGTTGAGAAAGCCGAAAAAATCGTTTGCCGCCAACATGAGTTGCGACGCCTCCATCTCATTACAGTTTAGGGTAACGACTCCTGCGACATTATCTTCAGCGCGTCCAATGATGAACACGCCCTGTGCTTTGCCTTGGCCATAACACATCACGATTTTGTGAATCAGTAATCTGAAATGGTGTTGCTCCTCATCTGACATGGCCTCGACTCTGCGTTCGAGTTCTTCCTCTGTCATTGAGAAGTCACCTTGTACGAAACTCATTTTGTTTCTCCTTCAGTAGTAGTTCTAGGTCTGGTATGTTGTGCTCACGGGCAATGAACACAGTGCCGCCTGCATTGAGGATCATGTTAAGTTCCCTGTCTTGCAGGGCAGTGGTCTTACCCTTACCAGCTTTGCACTCGATGGCGATGAAGTGTCCGTCCATACAGCCAACGATGTCGGGTATCCCCGCACGGCCAAAGCCGTTAGCAGGGGGCATGAAGTGGTATACGCCTAGCCTGTCAAGCATCAGCCGTACCGCTTTCTTTACTTTCCACTCAGGTGTTTCAGCCATGTTGTATCTCAATCATTGATCTCTCTCCTTCGGTTTATAAATACAGCGTCAGCAGGGTTCTTTAGCCGCGCCAGTTCGTTGTCGTAATACTTCTTGGGCATGGGTGCTTTCTTATCAAGCAAGCCACGCAACCATTCAGCACCGCCTAGTTGGTTAAGTATGATCCACTGTCTGTCAGACATTCTGACTTGTCTTCCCAGTAGGGGCTCTGGGGGCTTTGGCCGTGGCATGTTCAAGTACTCCTGTGTGTTTGTTTGGTAGTGGTTCTACGGCACGGCTGAATGTGCCAAACTGTCTGTAGCCCAAGCCTTCTTCGCTTGAGATCGTGCCTGATGGTTGTTTGGCTCGAAAGCGTACGTCTTCAAAAAAGATGCTAGGGCGGTCTATCAACGCGAGTTCTTCCCAAGGGTTGAGTACGCGTGTTCGTAAGCTGTCTCGCAGGACAAAGCACTCTCTGATGTAGTCGTAGCGGATAAGGTCAAGTACCTTCATGTCTTCATGTCCCGCACGTACGTAGCGAAGCTATGGGCTGTATCACCAAAGGCAATGCGCATAGCATCGAACTCAAGCGCTACCTCTTCAAGCACAGCGTTGCGCACCAGAGGGTCTGGCTTTATGTGCACTGTGGGCATGCCAAAGATGTTGTCGAAGTCTTCTTTGTTAAAAATTGTGTTACTCATACGCGTGCCTCTGTTTCCTTTTCAAGTTGGCGGTGTTTAAGTTCTGTTTCAAGTTGCACAATCAGATTGGCAAGGTCTGTGTCAATCAGGTGCAGCTTCTTTGTCCATCGAGCAATGGTCAACCGAATGTCATGCTCGAACTCTTCTTTCATGTCTTCGTTGCCGAGCACGTTGGCCACCATGCGGTAGCCTCCGCCAGACTCTCGATCAGAGGGCAAGCTGATGAATGCACGAACATGGGTAGGGGTACTGTCCAGCACTGTGATCTTGCATCTCTGTATCAATGACCGCGCTTGTTCCCTTCGGAACTGCTTGGCCGCCTCGTTGTCGTCCCATTCAAAGTGACGATGCAGAATGTTGTTCTCATCCTGCGCCACCTGAAGGACATCGTCAATCATCAGCACGCCGTTGTTGCGCCGTGCCATCTGTTCTAAATATTTACGTTCTTCATTCATGATTTCTCCTTGTTAAAAATAAAAATGCGGTGCCTGCCTTGCCGTGATGCACCATGCTCTTCCCGAACTCGCCATGCCCGTCCATGCCCTGCCTGCCGTGTCCTACCACGCCATGCCTAGTCGAGCCATGCCTGCCTGACCTTTCCCAGCCGTGCCATGCCTGAACCCGCCCCGCCGCGCCATGCCTGCCTTGCTGAACCAAGCCCGACCACTCCATGCCTAGCCCTTCCCCGCCGAGCCACGCCTGCCTTGCCATGCCAAACCGAGCCGTGCCGTGCCGTGCCTTACCGCGCCTTGACGAACCAAGCCTGCCTTGCCAAACCGGGCCCGACCGCTCCTAGCCAATCCCGGCCACGCCTGCCGTGCAGAACCTAATCGCACCACGCCGTGCCAAGCCGAGCCTAGCCTGCCTTTCCATACCGGGCCTTGCAATACCTTTCCACGCCTAGCCACGCCTGCCATGCCAATCCCAGCCCCTCCGTGCCGATCTCTGCCATGCCACGCCACGCCTGCTGTGGCGTTCAGCTTACTCGATGCTGAACTTGGCTTTGACAGCAACCTCTCGATTGCTCTCCACTACTTGGAACAGACCGAACCCACATCCAGCGCTAGCCTTACTGTCGGGTCTGCCTGCACCAATCCCTACTTGCAAGCCGCAACGACTCACAAGGTTAATTACATCCACCATCTTAAACTGATCCATGTCGAACCTGACACGCAGTTTGGCCGCCCACTCACGATACATTGGACGCGAGCGTACATCGACCACGCCTGTTGCATTTCTAGTGTGCGCTGTGTACACATCGCTCTTGCCATAGATACGCACAAGCGGTATGCCGTCTTGCTTGTCCCAACCATCAGCTTCCACAAATGTGGATAGCTTTGCAAGCGTCATCTTAAACCCAACCAAGCGGCACGCTGAGATCATGGCCGCACGGAATGAGGCGGCGTTAACACCCTCCCAGTCCTCCATACTGCGGTAGCGTGCGTCTTCTGCTTCTCTGTCGTAGTCACGAGCCTCACGCACCTTCTTGCTCTTGGACGATGGGCCCTCCTGCATCTTGGCCATGAGTTCGGCCTTCTTGCTGAAGCGCTCAACCACCAGAGGGGCGATACCTTCTAAGATCAAGTCCACAGTAGCAAACTTGGGTGGGGAAATTACGTATGTTGTTTCGATTTGATTTTTGGTAGCCATTTTATTTTCTCCTTGGGTTTATAAAATTTAATTGTTGAACATTTCTTTGAGGTGGCGGTACAAGTCGTGTGCCTGATACACAGTCATATCTTTTAAGATATCTTCGGGCGACTTAGTTCGTACAAGCGTGGTCATGAAGCCTCGCTGCTTCGGTGCTGTGTGCTCAGAGACAGTGGGCATGGGGGTGCTATCTAGCCTTTCCTTCAACAGTGCACCGATGCCTGTCACGGCTTTCTTCTCGTACTTGCGCTTGGGTGGTGCTGGTACTTGTTCCATCTTCTTCATTGCCTTGAGTGACTTGATTGGGCGGTACTCAGGTATGTCTGCGTAGTAAAAATTATCCTTCTCATGGATCATATTGTTGCGTCTCATCTGTGCAATCAGACTCGATGTTGACCCGCCTGCAAAGCCTTGATGCTCAAGGGCTTGGATGATCTCTTTGCGGGTAGAACCCGGGTTGTTCTTGATGTAGTCGAAGGTTACTCGGGAGATGTTGTTGGTGACGTTAAATGTTTTCTTCATGGTGGTTGGTTGCGTGGGGTTGGTTGGTTGCGGAAAAGAAGATGACACTGGTTGAAGAGGGGGAGCCTCCCCATCGTCATCCCATTGTTGTAGGGTTTTGCTAAGTGCGGTTTTAAAGGCAGTTTGGATGTCAGGCATTTGAGGTTCCTCCTGTTATAAGCATGACGATAACGATGAAAGCAATGAGTCCGATGGACTGTATTGTGGTGAGCAGTAGGTCATCCATCCCTTGCTTGTCGCCAAGCAGTACGCTCTGTATCCAGTCGGACTCAGGTGTACATTCAGGGGCTGGTCTGGTATAGGTCAAGCCGATCTTGACCTTACCTGTGTCGTAGGGTGGGTTGTTCATTAGTTTCTCCTTGGGTAAACATTATTTGTCCAAGAGTAGACAGAAGTCAATAGGGTCTCCAGTATAAAATATCTCCTATAAGTATTATTACCAATAACAAAAGTACTACTCGCTCAAACTTTTCCCATGGTGTCAGCATTTCTTTTCTCCTTCCCACAGGTCAATCATCTTTAAGAAGCCAACGCCATCACGGGCCTGCTCGTACGATTCGTACAACACAATCGAATCGCTATCGATGCCCACGCAACGGCCATCGCTCAGTAGGAGGAAGTCAACCATGCACCCCCCGCCCATGTTCTCGGTAAATGTTTTCTCTACGTATGTCATTTGAATGTCTCCTTGATGTAGTCGTTAGCTTCGCGCTTGGTATCGAATCCCATGTAATCTCCGTCTTCGTTTATCCACTCGCCTGAGAAGTTCTTGCCGAAGATGACCCAGATGTCACCTACCCTCTCAGGTTCCCAACAGTTCTGGTCATTGAACCCTTCCATGTACAGTTGATGCACAACCTTCTTGCACGTTGTGTCGTCCACACCCGTGAGCCTCTCCAACTCAGCGGGGTGGTTCTCCTCAAGTAGCAACGCTATCTTGTCTTTGAAACTATCCATCTCTTCCTCCTTCTGTGCTTGCTCATCGAGCATGCGTTGATGATCTGCCAACATGTTGGCGTAGTGGTTGTCTAGTCCGTTCATTTCATTTCTCCTTTGATAAAAACACGGGGCAAGTCAATCATCCATTCGTAGCTGTCCATGCCTGTAACTGGGTCAACTTTGTACACGTTCACGTTGTACCAACCATCGCATTCATCATCGAGGCAGTGGATGTTGAACGAGTGCGTGTCTGTGCCCCACCACCAATCACCTTGTTCGATGATTTCATCTTTGTACTTGGCGATGAGATCATCTGCCTCCATTTGCAGTTGTGCGTCAGTCATTTGCTTTCTCCTTTGGTTGGTTATAAAAACATACTTAGCGTCAGGCCGTGATGCAAACCATCGGCTAAGTTGTGGGTTGTCGTCCTGCATCAGAGGTGGCGGTGGCCACCCTGTCTTAGTCATTTCATTTCTCCTTTCATGCTTCACAGTGAATCGCATCGAACAATGTGCAGAGCACAGTCGGTGCGTCGTAGGATCGGGCCATTTGCTTGGCCTCTTCTAATAAATCGTCAGTCAGCTTGCGCTTGCTCAAGAACTTGATAGCGAACACGGGATCTTCGGGGTACACGCACTCGGCGATCAGGTTGATGATGTCATCGTAGTACCCAGCTTGCGCATCGTACAAGGCATCGAACAGAATCTCTGTCTCGAAGTACTCGTCATCGTCATGCCATTTGGCTGGCGTAATCAGATCGTTCTTAGCGCCCATGTCGTCCTTGTCATCCTTGTACACACCATAGCTTGACCACCATGCGGTGTTGTAGTTGTGCTTGCCATACCCATAGTCTTTGTAGTCAGGCACAGTCGGGTCACGATCAGTAGGCAGTGCCTCCCAGTCAAGCTTGGCCACGGCAATAGCAAGGGCAGCAAAGTGCACGATGTCAAGGTTCTCACGATCACCATGCTCGTTGTAGTAGCCGACACTGATGTTGGTGCACTCGGGTATGTCATCGGTGAACTCAGCGGTGTCGGTGTACACGCCTGTGTCGTCAGGAGAGTACATCAGGTTGTCGTTGTGCTCGTTGAGCGCAGACGCAAGGGCTTGGCAGAATACATCTGATGCACATCTGCCCATACCCTGATGACTGATGACGCTATCGATGCCACGCCTGTCGAATGCAATCGCACGATCGAACTGTTTCAGTAGCGGGATGTGATGCGTAGCGATGTGCTTGGCACCGATGCCACCGCACTCCTCGCCTTGGCTGAAGATGTAGTAGCCCTTGACACTTGAGTGGATGAGGTGCATGAGCATGGCACAACCCGCACCATCGTCAGCACCGAGAGGGGCGCCGTTGGCATACCAATGTGTCTGCGTCTTCTTGATGAGGTTGACGCCTGTGTTCTTGTGTACTGTGTCAACGTGAGCGATGAACAGAGTCTTGCTACCCGCACCACGAGCATCGATGTGTAGGTTGCCTGCACCATCAACGAATGTGAATGACTTGAGTTCAGCAGGCAGATGCTCGAACAGCCACGCAGTGAAGTTGGATACCTCGTGTGTTTTGTGTGGACGCTTGCGAGACAATGCCCGTTCAAGTGTACGTACGATGATGGGTTGTTGTTTACGTTTAGTCATGATTGTTTCCTTAGATTGTGTCGGTTGATTCAAGTTTGAGATTGGCATTGATGGATGCCATGTGCATCAACTCGGTGCTGATCATCTTGCGCATATCAGTGCGCACCTGATCCATGCCATGCGTAGCGATGTGGTTTGAAGGGACATCACGATGGGCAAACAGCTTGACACCATCATGCAGTATCTCCATGCTGAAGCGCACGATGTCACGCTGTATGGTGTAGTTCTCCAACAACGACACCTCACTGAGCATATCCATCGTCAGCATGGTAGCCTCGGCAGTAGCAGGGGCATAGTTGATGTGATACTTCTTGCCGTCTACCTCAACGAAGTCAATGCTATCGGTGTACCAGTTGCCTGACTCCTCGCATTGCCAGCACCCATCATTGACAAGTAAGAACTCATCGGTGTCCTCGGTACGGCAGATGCGCTCATCCTCGATGTGATACCAGTCGCCGTCAACCTCGACTGCCTCATCAAGCGGGGCATACTCGCCGTTGTTAAGCTCAACGATCTCGTTGTCATCGAGGTAGTCCACATCGTAGCTCTCGCTTTGAGAGTCGACATACACCGCATTGTCGTTGTGCACATAGTACTGATGGCCTCGTCTGCCGTACACATAGGTGTAGTCGTTGTTGAGGCACGACTCACAGACACGAGTGTCCTCACCTCGTCCGATCCAGTAGCCATCATCTTCAGAGGTACGATCACCGCAGTCCTCGCAGTCGAAGTAGTCACCGCTGTCATCCGTGGGGCAACCGCCTGTCTGATCGCAGACATACTCGCCATCACTGTCGACTACAACACACCTGTTGCCTACGTCAATCGTCACACGCTTCTCACCGCCGTCAAGGAAAGGTGCAAGGAAGTGATCGCACGTCTCGTGATACGCTAGTCGCTCGCCTTCCTGCCAGTCGTTACGCCTGTGGTAGCCCTGCTCGGCAAGCCAGTTCTCCATGCCGTTGTCTGTCTCACTGTACCCGCCGTTGGATGGCTTAGCGTATGTCCTGACGTAGTACTTCTTGTCGTCCGCAGGGCTGGTCATGCACAGTGCACGGCCAACAGTCTCATCGCCCTCGATGCGCACCGCCATGTGCCAACCATACTTGGGATCGTATGCCTCGTAGGGATGACGAGACACGCCGTCAGAACATCGGATGCCCCTGTCCTCACGCCACACCATGCAAGAGCCTGGCCCCTTGTGTAGGTGATAGATCATCTCGGCAGTGGTATGCACGAACTGATAGTGAGCCGCTGATCCATGACGGGCAACGAGATCACGAATGGTGTGATCGGGCAGAGGGAAGTGGCGGTTGAGATACTTGCCGACAGATGTCACAGTCTGTATGTTCTTCTGCCCTTTGATCTCGTTCTGGGTGTAAGCGATACGAGAGCGATCACCCTGAGATACGTGCGGATGCTCAAGCAACAGTTGATGCCAGTCGTAGGGACGAGCGAGCTTGATTGCTGCATGTATAACGGAGTGCACGGGGTAGCTGTCCATCTCACGAATGATCCAGTATCTAGCGTCACGCTTGGCTGTGATCTGCGCCATCTCATCCTCGTCATCCGAGAGATGCCATGCCCGTCTGAGAACGCCCTCAATGGTGCGGATAGCCTGAGCACCTTGAGCCATGATGGACACCATGTCTTGCCAGTCGTATGTGTTGTTTGTATCAGTCATTTGTTTCTCCTTGAGTTATGTAAAAGCGATTCAGACTGAATCGGATTTGGTTTCCTTTACTTCCTTGAGCAAGTCATACGCAATGAGGACTTGCTTGCCTGCCTCTGTCACAGCGGACAGAGAGCGTTCGTAGATGTCTTGGTTGTGTCTGTCGACATTCTCCAAGCCATTAGCGTTGATAAGATCACCAGCCTGCATGACTGCACGCCATGCGCTGAACAGATCGTTCTGAATCTTTGCGGGGTTGTTCATTACTTGTTCCTGTTGTTGATAGCTTCGAGTGCCTCGTCAGCACAGGCACGCCAAGCGGCCTCGCTTATGAAGGTGTTATCTGTTGACCACGGCGGTGCGACCTTGGTTTGTTTTGAGTAGGCGTGTATCGCCTCGATCAGATAGGCTTGCATGAGCGCACCTTGTTGTGAGTGGGACATCAGATCGGTTATGAACTGGATGTTGGTTTTGTGTTTGACTTTGCTCATTGCACTGCTCCTGTTGTGATCTCATCGATCGGGTTGAAATATGTGATGGTGAATGAGTGATGCTTCCCTAGGATGCGATCACCTGCATTGAATATGTGGAACACAAAGTTCCTGTCGATCGTGCTTCTCAGCACGTAGTCACGCATTGAGTCGGTCAAGTCCAGTGGCATGACAAGACAGCGTCCCTCCAAAGGGGTGTTGTCCTCGTGCCAGTAGCCCTCGACATTGATTAGCTTTGCTGTACTCATTTGATTTCTCCTTGTGGTTGTGTAAAAAAGATTCAGTCTGAATCGGTTTCGATTCCATTGAGCGTGTTCCATGTGGCAGGAACCGCTTCGTTGTCTGTCATGTTGGTGATTATTTTTATAGCTTTATGCATCCGTTCGATCTTCTCCTTTCGTTCATCGGTTGGTGCAACCATCTGTCTGCGCTCTAACGTGGCGATCTCTTTGTGTGTCGCCTTCAATAATCTTTGCTTGGCCGTGTCGTGTTGGGCAGATAGCATCACCCTCATGAACGGCACTTTGCGCTTGGCCTTTACCTTGTGCGGTAACTCCATGAACGCTTGACCTATGCGCTCCTTGATCTTGGGCGGTATCCAATCAACCCAATGCTCACCATCGTTGCTGATCGGTGACCCCTTGCCTGTGGCGTTGTGTTCCTTGGCTATCTGCATGGGCGTTTGATCTAACACCTTTGATGGAAACTCTAGCTTGGCCAAAACCTTTTCCATCACTGCGATGTAGGCATCGAACGCTTCAACCCTTGCCTCATCTTGCAGGGCATACCTTCGCCCAACCTTGGCGTTGTTGAGTTCATAGCGTAGCGGATCAAGTACGTTAGCCCACTCTGCCTTGCGGTGCGTTCGTGTGATGCGTTCCACACGCCTTGCTTCTTTGAGTTCAGCAACCTCATCTTTGATACGCCGTATCTCCTTGGGGTGCAGCTTACGATTGAGTAGTCGCTGGTGTAGCTCGTTTGGTTTGAGGTTAATGTAACTTTCATACATGATTGTTTACCTTTTCGGTTGTGATTATTGAGGGACTGGACAGTTTATCAGATTGCGTCCGTGTGTACAAGGCATTTGCTAAGTTTTAGGCCACCCTCAAACCCGCATGAGTACTGGCCTTCGGCTGTTTGATGCCTGACTATTTGCTTTTTTTTTTAAATGCTAAAAGGCTTGGACAAAAATGTTTGTCCTTGCTCATGGAAAAATGCTCACCCCCATAAATACTCTCTCTTATATATATAAATAAATAAAAATAATTATATATAGGACGCAAATTCGGGAGCGCAAGCATTGGTGCGGGTTGCGGGGTGGCCTCGTTCACAGTTAGCACGCTTTACACACTGACAGTTTACAAAACCAAGATTATTGACGTCAATAATCTTAGCGATTCAGACTGAATCGGTTTTGAAGTTCAATAATCAAACAAGTCACCTTGAATCTGTTGTTTGGAGAGCCAGTGATCGAACTGTTGCGGGGTGTAGGTACGCCCACGATCTTGGAGTCTGTCTCGCTTGTAGACGTAGACGACGTACTGACTGCCTCCATTGGGGTAATAGTATTGAAGTGCGTAGCGTGTCGCACCTAGTTGAACTGTTTTGACGTCTTTGATGACGGGCATGAAGTAGTTACGCATGATGATCTCCTTGAGATTATTGAAGGGTTTGGATTTTGTGTTGGACAAGAAAAGAAACTACGCACAAGCCTCTCGCTCTGTGCGTATCTTGGAAAACGATTCAGACTGAATCGGTTTAGGCTGACAGGGCTTTGAGAACCTTGCGTTGCTCTGCGGGTGTGAGCTTCTTGAAATCGGCAATAATCTTAGCGACTTTGTCTGTAGGCTCAGTCCTGCCATTCGACTGTGCATGGCGTGTCGTACCCTTGAGCATATGCATGATGTCATTTTTGACAGTCTTTGCCGTGTTGTACTTTGCGTGAGTACTCACGAAGCGAACCTTCTCCGCCTTGATCTGCCACTCTGCACCTACCTTGGCACACGCCCACTTGATGACGATGGGTTCGCATTGCTCAAGCGTCAGGTAACCTGCATCCTTCATGCCCTTGATGAGCGTAGCACGTGAGTCGGCGAATGTGTCGAGTACTGCAAAGGCTTTGGTTTCGTTAGCGATAAGTTTTGACATGGTGTTTCTCCTTGAAATGTCAGTTGTGCCACAGGGCGAATCCCTATTGGCTGACTCCATTGTGCATACACCCCTTTCCGATAGGGGTTGAGCCACCCCAAAACGATGCAGTCTGAATCGGTTTTGACCCTATTCGATGCGTTTTCGACAGGATTCGACCCCCACCCTACCCCCACCAGCCCATATGCGAAGGGGTGGCACGCACATATGGGTACACTGTTCCACACCCGCAAATCAAATTTTCCAAAAACAGGATCAAAATTCCTGACCCCAAACACTCCACCCCCTAAAAATTATAAAAAATTTCCAAGGTACCATGTCAAACGTTGGACAATACTATATAAAAAAATGCCCCGACCTTGTGAGCCGGGGCAAAAGATGGCAACTGAAACCATCAAGGAGAAGCAATGACTTGCGCCATCACCGAAAAGAAGTGTACACTAACACCAACGAGGCCACAAGTGCGACGCCAGCACTAACCCTACGCAATGCTAGAACATTTGATTTACGGCGAGTTTCATCCAGAGGTGGTCGACGCCACCGCGGAAGTCCTGTCTTTTGAAAAGGCGGATACGGCCACGACCATCGATGCCAAAGTCAAAACGGCGCAGTGGCTCAAAGACTTGGAACTTGATGACGAGGAAGTCGAGACCAAGGCGGACGCAGAAGCAGCGCGTAAATCGTTTGCCAGTATCGTGACAGGCCAATCTGTTGCAACAACGCAACAAGCTTTGGCAAATGTAAAAGCGCCAGCAGCCGTACAACATCTAGTCGGGATGCTCACTGCCTACGATTGGGCGTTTGTCGAGCAGGCCAAAGAACTCAGGGGCTACGCAGTGGCTCAGATCCTAGAAGAAGTTAAACACCCAGACGCACGGATTCGCCTCAAGGCATTAGACATGCTGGGTAAGGTCACGGAAGTCGCGCTATTTACTGAACGGGTGGAAGTTAAGAAAGCTCAGATGTCAGACGTTGAGCTTGAGATGCGCATTAAAGAAAAGCTCAACAGGTTCATGGGTGTGATCGACGTTGTCGATGTGACAGAAGACAAAGATGAAGCCTGAGAACTTCACAACCCTGAGTAAGTTGGAACTTGAGGCCATGGCCAAAGCTTTGCCGCACATGAGCGTCAAAGAAAAGATGGAGTTGTTTGACGACTTGGAGCTTCGTGAGTCCCGCGCCAAACTACAGGCGGCTAAAACAAACATGTTGGGCTTTGCCCAAGCGGTATATCCGGGCTTTAAGATCGGCCCACACCACAAGAAGCTAGCCAAGATCTTTACAGATGTGGTCGAAGGACGTAAAAAGCGTGTGATTATCAACATCGCGCCTCGTATGGGTAAGTCTGAGTTCTCGTCTTACCTGTTCCCTGCGTACTTTCTGGGTAAGTATCCAGAGAAGAAGATCATCATGGGCACGCACACTGCGGGTCTGTCTGAAGACTTTGGCCGCCGGATACGTAACTTGATTGATTCTGATGAATACCGTGAAGTTTTCCCCCAAACAATGGTGGCAGATGACCAAAAAGCTGCCGGTAAGTGGTCTACAAGCGCTGGCGGTCAGTACTATGCTGCTGGTGTCGGGGGCGCTCTTGCTGGTCGTGGTGCTGATCTGTTCGTTATTGACGATCCTCACTCGGAGCAGGACGTAAAGTCCAACTCTAGACTTGCGTTTGATACGGCATGGTCGTGGTTCCAGACAGGCCCTTTGCAACG